ACTATGAAGGCCCTGCCGGTCCGGGTCCATTTATTGATCGTCCTCGTTCACGCTTTGATGAAAATGCGATGGCTGCTTATTACCGGAACCAAGGCAAGGGCGAATATGGTCCTTACGTTCCGGGCAGTCGGACAGGCACATTCCGTGAGGGTGATTTTCCTCCTTACACCCCAGATGAAATGGGACAAGGTGTTGCAATGCGAGGCGAAACAATGCCGATGGCTCAGCGTGGTGGTGTTCCTGCAGTGCGCGGGGGCCTTCCTACAATGGCTCAAGGCGAATACCAAGGACCTTATGGAGCGTATGGCGAATTCCGCGATGTGACCGGGAATATCCTTTCCGGCCCAGCGATGGAGGCTGAAATTGCGCTACGTGCCGGTGGAATTCCTTTCGATAAAATTGCGGCGGGTGCTGCAGGTGTGGGTCTGCCCTTTATGGCAGCTTATTACGGACGCGACGGTGGCGTTTCTGCTCCTATGGATGCTGGTCGGGCTATGGCTGCACCAACGGCAAGAGGAACGCAACAACTTCCGCCGATAGATGTTTACGGTCGTAGGGCTCGCCCAGAAGGTATGCCGATGGCTGAGTCAAAGGGTGGGGCAGCGCCTCAGAAAGCAAAGGGTGGCCGCAAAGGTGCGCCGATGCCTGCACGTAGACCCGAAGAAATGGCCCCAGAAGCTGGTTTTGAAGGCAACTTAAACTACCACGTCACAAGAGCAATTGACGCGCTTTTGGGACAGAATGAAGCCGAGCGTGGTCGTCAGGCGCAGCAATATTACGAGAAATACGGGCGGTAAGATGGACCAGTTCAGCCTTGAGTTTATGCCGTCAATCGGAGATCCAGAAGCGAATGCTCTGTATCAAACGCAGACGCCGGAAGAAAGCATGTTGAATGTTTTATATCCGGTAAATTTGCGTCAGTTGGTGGCGTCAACTCTTGGCCAAAACTATGACATCACAAACCAAAGATTTACGCCTGAAGACTTGGCGTATATGCGCCATGGTTATGAAATGCAGAAAAAGGAATACCAAGAGCATCCGTTGTCCGGGCAATCGTTTGAAGATTATCGACAACAAAATGCTTTGCGCCCGCCAAACCAAGAATGGCCAGCTTGGTATGAAATGCCGCAATTTATCTGGAAATCATACACAGATCCGCAAACACGCCTCGCGCCGTTTATGCAGGGCGCGTATTATGACTATATGCCGGAGGGGGTTCGGCTGAGAAATGAATATGTTTATGGCGGAAATGATGATGTATCTCGGGACGTAAATGTGTTATTGCCGTATTAAGGAGCCAAAATGAGAGAGCCGCTTGTAAAACTCCCCGGTAAAGGGGCACACGCGCATAAGATGGTTGCGGAAACTGCTAAGAAAATGGCAGAGGAAGTCTACGAAAGTTGGGCCTCACGCAGCAATCAATTTTACGAAGAACATCGGGATCTTAAAACCTACGTGTCGTCTTGTTGGCCTCTTTATCTGGATGCCGCAAGAGCTACACTTGCACAATTATTAACTACAAACATGGATGATGTGTTAAAAGATGAAATCCATGATGCGTTGGTAAAGGATGCGACGTTACGTCGAGGGCGTGAGGGCGTCTTACAGATGAAGAAAGGTAAAGGAGCCTAACATGAAAACATTTTACAATACCATTCTCCGTCAGGCCGAGGGCGAGGCGGGGGCTGCACCTGTCGAAGCACCGGCTACGCCCCCAGTTGAAGCGCCAGTTGCGGCACCAGTTGCCGAGGCTCCTGCAGAAGCTCCAGTCACACTCGAAACTGAGAACAAGCCGCCGCAGGGATTGCTGGATCGCATTGGCCAGTTGACCCGCCAAAAGCGTGAGCTTGAAGAACGTCTCGCGTCAATGGAGGCTCCACAGCAGCAGTATTATGAGGCCCAGCAAGCGCCCGCTGGAAATGTGGACCCCCGCCAAGTCCAGATGGAGATTTACCGTCAGGCGCAAGAACTGGCGAAACAAAACGAATGGAAAAATACGACTGACAAAATCTGGAATGAAGGGCTGGCTAAATATGGCGATTGGGCTCCGCAGCTTAACAACATGGCTCAGATCCTTGGTGGCATTCCGACTTCCCTCACGGAAGCAGCGATTGAAACCGGAAATCCACACGAAGTCCTCTACCATCTGGCTAAAAATCCTGACGAAGCTGCCCGAATTGCACTCTTGCCAACCGCCAGACAGGCTGTGGCAGTTGCTAAACTCGCATCAGCCGTCACAGCGCCAAAAAGAGTGACATCCGCTCCACCCCCGATTTCTCCGAAGGTTCAAGGGATTGGAAGTGCCCCGGCAACACTTGACGACCCGAACATTTCAATGGAAGAATGGGCAAGACTTCGCAATGAGCAAGCTATGGCTCGTCGCAAAAGGTAGGCGAGGACACCTTCAACGTCCTCCCCTTGCTGATCGCAGGGTAAGCGATCTGGGTTGCCTGTCAAGAGACGGTCGCAGGCTCCGTCAGATGAACAAAGGACTCCCTTTGTATTTTGACAATAGAACTGCGCCGTGAGCGCGTAACCCAGAGGACTTAGAGATGTCAAATACAATTTTAACAATCAACATGATTACCCGTGAGGCCGTGCGCCTCTGGGTAAACACCAACTCCTTCCTGCAGCACATCGACACGCAGTATGATGATCAGTTTGCTGTGACCGGCGCGAAAATCGGTCAGAGCCTGCGCATCCGTCTGCCTAATGACTACACGGTCCGAACCGGCCCTGTAGCGCAGATCCAAGATACGGCGGAAACCAGCACCACGCTGACCCTCGCCACCCAAAAAGGCGTTGACGTTTCGTTTAACAGCGTTGAACGCACGATGAGCTTGGACGACTATTCCAAGCGAATTCTTGCGCCAGCTGTAAACAACCTCGTCGGCGCTGTCGCTGCAGACGTGATGTCTGGTGTTGAAGGCGGCGTTTCCAACCTTGTTGGTAACTTTGACGCTGCTGGCAACTTGCTCCGTCCGACGCTGGAAACATTCTTGAATGCGAAGGCGCTGTTGAGCTTACGTTCGGCTCCTACCGACTCCCGTAAGTTCATCCTTGATCCTGTCACCATGGCCCGCACGGTCCAGAACCTTTCTGGCCTGTTGAACCCAGCGACAGAGATTTCTGAGCAGTATCGCAAGGGTGAAGTTTATAACGCGATTGGCTTCGACTGGTTCGAAGACCAGACGGTTATCAAACACACGACTGGTGCATACACTGGCACGTTGACGGTTTCTGGTGCAAACCAGACCGGCACGACGATCACGACAAACGCTCTTGGTGGCCCGCTTGCACAAGGCGACATCATCACGTTTGCTGGCGTGAACGCAGTCAACCGTATCACCAAGGTGTCAATCGGTCAGTTGCAGCAGTTCGTTGTAACGGCAGCAGCAGCAACCGGCGCAACGTCAATCAGCATCTATCCAGCGATTGTGCCACCACAAGGCGGTTCAAACGTGCAGTATCAGACGGTTGATAGCAGCCCTGCAAACGGCGCAGCGATCATCCCACTTACGCTGGCCAGCACGGTTTACCGTAAGAACCTTGCATTCATTCCAGATGCAGTCACGATGGCAACTGCCGATCTTGAACTGCCAAAGAACATGCAGGAAACAGCGCGTGAGCGTATGGACGGCGTTTCAATGCGTATGGTGACAGGTTTTGATATTAAGTCAGACCAGTTCATCACACGTCTGGATGTGTTGTATGGCTACGTTTGGGTTCGTCCTGAGTGGGCCGTTGTTGTCGCAGACATCATCTAATCACCAAAAGGAGAGGGCACTTTGCCCTCTCCCTTCACTCGTAAGGAGCAAGTAAATGGCTAAAGTTCGGCAATATCTTGGTGTATATGAAAGTATGGATTTTCCAGAATATAAATTTCAAGAATATCCGAAGGTTGTCGGGTATAAGGATGAGAAGAAAGAATTCCCGATTGTTGTTGGGGATGCGAAAGAAGAAGTGGAATTTATCACCACTGGTGAGCCTGGGTCATTCAAGACCCGCGAAGACGAATTGCAGGCTGAGTTGGATCGCAAGAAAGTTGAACTTGAACTTGCGAAAACTCAACTTGCTGAAATAAAGGCACAGAAGGAACTTGCGGAAACTGCAAAGCCTAAACCTTCTTCAGTGAATTCTGTGTCTCCCAAAAGCTGAATGTAGAATAGTTTGGCGATGTTTTGCGATGTTGCCAAACTATCCTTTGAAAGACTAAAATCATGGTAGCGATTGTATCTAGGCAACAATTCCTATCAGCGGTCGGGAGCATGGCAAATGCGGAACTCTTTTACCAAGCTATCCCGGCTGACAAGGCTGATCCAAACTGGATACAATATAACTCTGCATTTTGTGTTAAAAGTTCTGACTCTCTTGCTTTGTTACTTCAAAGCACTTTTGGTTGGACAACTGCCCAATTGGACTCGTTCTTTGCAAACGCCGCGCAATTCCCCGGAGGGAACAGTGTTTGCAGTTCAAACTGATGCTTACGAACTTAAAGGCTTGGAAAGATGGTAAATCCGACGCAGATTAGTCTGGGCATCGACAAGACGACAGAGCAAACGTATCTGAACGAGAACGGAACTTGGGTTCCTTTTCTGTCTCCGAACTATCCTACAAACTATCAGACCATTGCTAATCTGCGGTCATCTGCACCTGCGGCAAATCAATTTGCCAATGTTGAAGGGTATTACGCTGTTGGAGATGGCGGGGGCGGGCAGTTCTATGGCGTAACTGGTGGATCATATACTGACAACGGCGGAACAATCATCACCACAGGTCTGGGTGTAACTGCGTCCAGCGCGTGGCTACGAATTATTGATGGTTTTGTTTCTGGCAAAATGTTTGGCGCTGTTGGCGATGGATCAAATGATGATACAGCTTTTATTCAACGGGCAATAGATTATGGGAATACTCATAATCTTAGTATTTTTCTGGACGGACAATTCTTAATAACCAGTTCTTTGATTATCAATCGACAAGTAGACACCACATCAAACATTTTAACTATCTTCGCAAATGGAACTGGAAATGGGTTATATGTAAATGCAAATATAACAATATTTGACAGCACTCTTTCTTATTCAGTTGATCCTGTATCTGAATTTGTGGAATTTAGAGGCGTTCATTTTCAAGCAGCAAATCGCTTCGGAACGGCCTTTGTTATTTCTCCAAAATTTTTACGAATTGGATTTTTAGATTGTAATTTTAGAAACATTAAATGTCTTCAAGCTGCACATTACACTCAAACTTGGAGATTTAATAATTGCACCATTAGATATTGGGCAAATGGATCATTCTTTAGTTCCCCCGGATGTTACGATATTTCTTTCATAGGAAACATTGTAGAAAATGGAGATATATTTATCTATTTAGCTGACGCCTCTAACGCGCTTCCAGCATTTGGTGTGCGAGTTATCGGAAATCTAATCGAAGGCTGTGCCCAATCTGCGATTACTTTAGGAGGTGCACAAGGCTGCACGATTAGTGGAAATTATTTTGAGCTAAATGGAACGGCGGCAAGTCCTAACATTAATTTATATGCTAGTAATATAACGACATCTGGATTGGTAATATCTGGTAATTTCTTTTCAATGAGCCTGACGGATAATACTGTTTGGGCTATTTATTGGGGACCGACACGCTATGCAATAAGTGAAAACAATTATTGCTACGGACAGTTACACAATAATAACGACATTGCAGCTGGAACTTACGGCATTTCTTCTTCTGGTGATTATGCCACGCAGGTTCTTTGGAAAGTTCCAAGAGGAAATATTTATTCAAACTCTATTGCCCTTCCAACTGTAAATATCAATCAAGGAAGCGGTGGTGCATTTTCAATCAATGCGTCGATTTATTCAATATTTCAATTAGTAACAGGTTTATCAACTGGCAACAGCTGTAACTTTCCAACTGGCGGCGTAAATGGTCAGAGAATTACCATTGAATTCTGGAATGAAACTGGCGGAACAATTACTTCATGGACTTTCACAGGAAACTGGAAAGTTGGGGCATGGACAAATCTTGCATATAATTATGTAAGAAATATCGATTTTATTTATGATGGATCTGCGTGGCGTGAAGTTAGTCGTTCTGGCGACATTCCGTTGTAATTATAGAGGCTAAAATGGTCGCAACAGTTTCACGCCAGCAATTCTTCTCCGCAGTCGCCCAAACTGCGAGCCTTGAGATATTGTTTCAAGCGGTGTCAGCAGATAAGGCTGATGTTTCGTGGGTGCAGTTTAACGCTGCAACTTGTGTGGCAGAAACAGATGCGTTGGCATTACTGGCACAAGCGACATTTAACTGGACTCAAGCGCAGCTTGATGCCTGTTTTACGCTGGCCGCAAGTTTGCCCGGAGGAAATTCGTGTTGTAGCGGCGGGGGCGATACGCCCTATCCAACTCCCGGCCCGACGCCTTTCGGAAACGCGACCTACACGGCGCTCGATATTATTACCCTCGCCTACAAAGACGCAGGTGTTTTGGGTGTCGGCCAGACCCTTCTTTCCGAAGACGTGAATGACGGGCTAACTCGCCTCAACATGATGATCGCACAATGGCGTGTAAAACGCTGGCTTGTGTGGCATCTGGTAGACAAAAGCGTCGTATCAACGGGAGCGCTCAAATATAGCGTTGGTCCGGGTGGTGACATTAACGTGCCTGTTCGCCCAGACAAACTAGAAAGCGCGTATTTTCGCATGTTGCCGGGGGCGAATAATACGCAAGCGGTAGACTATCCATTGCAGCTTTTGTTCTCCCGTGAGGATTATGCACGGATCACGCTTAAAAATCTTGTCTCGTTCTCGCAGTGTATTTTTTACGACTCCGCGTGGCCTATGGGCTACATTTATCCATGGCCACTCCCACAGGCGAACCTTTACGAAGTTCACATACTTCTGAAAGAAACCTTGACGGAGTTCACCGATCTCACAAGCTATTTCATTTTCCCGCCGGAGTATCTCGCGGCGATACATTATGAGTTAGTTGTGAGGACAAGAGCAGCTTATCGTCTTCCGCCAGATCCGACTTACGAAGGGTTAGCGAAAGACGCTTTACAAACAATAAGAGCTGCGAATACACAAATTCCATCCCTTGTGATGCCGGATAATCTGGTCCGACCGAGCGTCTACAACATTTACAGCGACCAAACGAGGTAAATCAAATGGCAATACCTGATCGTCTCCCAAATGGCTATGCGCTTCAAGATGGTTCAATTCTTGAAGGTTTGCTTGCTACTCCACAGTGGCAGACAAACTACGGCATTACGGCACTCGGCACATCCCGTGCAACAACAACTCCAGTTCTTTCCCTTGGCTCCAATGTTGTGACGGTTTCGACTGGCTCTAACTATGGTGTGGTTTTGCCATCTGCTGTGGCTGGTAGCGTTGTGTATTTTTACAATGCTGATGCTGCCGATGCAGTTACCGTGTTTGGCAATGCGTCCGACACGATCAACGGCACAGCTGGTGCAACTGGTGTTTCGTATGCTGCAGGAAAACGTGTGCTTTTCATTGCTGTTACGAATAATGTTTGGATTGCAAACGTAATGTCTGCTACGTAATAGGTGTAGAAACGTGCCTCAGATCCAACTTGTTCAAGGTGCTTATGAAGCGCGCTCGGTAATAGCGAACGCGCAGAGGTGCATCAATCTGTATCCAGAGCAGAACACGAAGGATGCTGAAGTTCCTTACACCCATTACTGCACTCCGGGGCTGACGCCTTTAGCACAAGGAATTATTGCTGAAGTGCGTCAGCTTTACACGGCAAGCAACGGGCTGCTTTTTGCGGTTATTGGGAACACTGTTTATTATGTTCCAGATAACTTTGTCTTACAGGCTTTAGGCACAATCACATCACAGTCTGGGCTTGTGTCCATGTATGATAATAAGTTCACGCTTATTATTTTAGATGGCTCGTTACAGGGCTGGAGCGTGGATTTATCATCTCTCCAATTTAACGTGTTTATTCCAGAGAACTTTTTAGGTGGAAATCAAATTCGTTACATTGACACGTTTCTTGTCTCGTCCACACAAAACGCAAACATTCAATCCAGCGACTCAAACGCCACGACCTATCCTCCTCTCGGCGTTGCCACCATGACAGGTGATGCAGATCAACTCCAAATCATCGACACGGTTCACAGAGAACTTTGGGCTTTCGGAAGACGCACGACTGAGGTTTGGACAGACGTTGGAACTTTTCCATTTCCTTTCCAAGAAATCCCCGGAGTTTTTATTCAGCATGGGATCGCGGCTTTAAGGTCGCTGGCGAAATGGGGCTTGAACATTTTCTGGTTATCAGAAGATAACAATGGTCAAGCGTTAGTTATGATGGGCACGGCCTATAAGGCTGACATCATTTCAACCCCTGCCATCGCTGACGCCATCGGAAAATACGACACGATCTCTGACGCGATTGGATTTTGCTACCAGCAAGGTTCACACATTTTCTACTTTCTAACTTTCCCATCTGCGAATGCCACATGGTGTTATGATCTTTCAACCCAACTCTGGCATGAGAGAGGGTATCTGGACGAAAATGGGAACCTTGTAAGACATCGTGCAAATTGTGCTGCACATGCTTACAACAAAACGATTGTAGGCGATTGGCAAAACGGAAGACTTTACGCCTTTGATCTCCAAAACTACACAGACAACGGGGACGCGATTTTAAGACTTCGTTCTTTCCCACATCTTGTGATGGATGGAGATCGCGTAAGTTATTCAAGTTTCATGGCTGATATTGAGGTCGGAACAGATGTTGACCCAAGTGCTGATCCTCAAATCACCCTTCGTTGGAGCGATGATCGTGGGGTGAGCTTTGGAAATGGCCTTCAACAATCGCTCGGCACGGCAGGTCAATATCGTGCAGTTCCTTCTTGGAATAGACTTGGATTTGCGAGAGATCGTGTGTTTGAATTGTCTTGGACTGCGCCTTGCGCTGCAGCCTTGAACGGCGCGTGGATACAAGTTGAGAAGATGGAGACTTGACGTGCCGATTGCCAAGATTACTCCGACATCTCAAAAGCCGATTGTTGATGAAAATGGAATGCCGACAAGGCAGTTGCAATTACTTCTTGCTGCCCTCACAGAGCCGGGAAACATCACAGCTGCCGACATCGCTGACGGAGCAATCATCACAGTCAAATTAGCAAACGGCTCGGTTTCGACAGACAAACTTCCAGATAGTGTCATCACAGAAACTAAGATTGCTGACAACTCAATCACGACCTCAAAAATCGTGGCTAATGCGATTACATCGAACCTTATTGCTGCCGGGGCAATTCTTGCTGATCAGATTTATGCCAAGGCAATTACCACTGAAAAGATTAATATTGGAGCGGTGACAACTGACACCATCGGTGTAAATGCTGTGTCAAGAGTTGCGGCGCAATCTAGTGCTACTGGAACGGCGTCTGTTTCTTTAACAGTTGTGCCGCAGACTTCTGTTTGTATTCTTGGTCTGTTCAATGGAGTTTTGAATACATCTGCCTCGTCTGCCACGTTAAACATTAACGTGAATGGAACGAATGTTGATAGTGTTCCGATCTTTGCAGACTCATCTGCATCACCAATAGCTCAATATCCAAGTCAACCGGGATTTAGTTTGTATGCTTCTCCTTACTACAATAGTGGTGGATTTAGCTCGACTACCTATTCCTTCGTCCCATGGGTATTTAACGGCAACAGAAACCTTTATCCTCGCAGCATTCAATACAATTACTTTGTTCCAGATAACGTGAGTTTTATTTCAGTTGATGTGGTGGCATCAGTTACATCTGACGTAAGCGTTTTGGTTTGGGGTCTGCAACGATGACGACAAAAGTATTTTTGACCTACACCCCGGAAGGCAAAATCATTGCTCAAACCTTTGAGGAAGAAATTTATTTCTTGCAGCGTATTGCCAAGGGTGAACTTGTCTTGGAAATCCCAAGTCAAATCAATTATAAAACGAATAAAATCGACGTAGCGACGATGACGGTCGTGCCGAAAATGCCGGAAGAAATTGCTGCAGATACCCCACAACCTGTGCAAATGCCGGAAATCATTCTGCCACCAAATCCGCCTTTAGGCCCTACAGGCCCTATCCCTTCGGGGAGTTAAGTATTATGATGACCTACTTGAATTTAGGAGATTAAGATGGACCCCGTAACTTTAGCCATGATGGGCGGCGGTATGCTGGCGGGCAATCTCCTGTCAGGTTTTGGCGCTCAAGGGGCGGCAAGAACACAGGCTGCGGGGGCACAAAATGCCTCATTAATTTCCGCCATTATGCAGCAACAAGGTATTAGTGCTGCACAGAACATGTTCGGGCAGGCTCAACAAGCCCTGTCCCCATACACAACGGCTGGCGGCAATGCCATCGGGCTTTTAATGAACTACCTGCAAGGCTCCGGCGCACAACAAGCTGGTGTCGGCGGGGGTGGCGCGAATTTACTTTCGACCTTCCAGCCTACCCAAGCACAACTTGAACAAACTCCGGGCTATCAATGGGCCAAGCAGCAAACGCTTGGTGCCATGACAAATGCTGGCGCGGCAAAAGGTATTGGATCATCTGGTAATTTGTTGCAGCAAGTTGGTGGAGCTGCCACAGGCCTTGCTTCTCAAACATTTCAGCAACAACTTGCAAACTACATGGCCCAAAATCAGCAAGCCTACAATATGCTGATGGGTCCGTCGCAGTTGGGTGGAACGGCTGCAGGTCAGGTCGCGCAAGCAGCATCTGGGCTTGGCGGGCAGTTGATAAACGCCAACACAAACATTGGTAACACACTGGGTGCAGGTGTGATGGGCGGCGCGAATGCGCTGGCAGGTGGCCAACAGTCCATGGCGAGTGCGATTGGTTCGGGTGTGAGTAACGCAGCGATGTTGCCGATGATGAACCAGCTTTACGGTGGAGGCACTGCTCAAAATTTTGGGATAAGTAGCCCTGCCTTTAGAAATATTCAATCTCAAGTAAACTCTCCATTCTCGGTGACAAACGCGATTACAGGCGGTCAACCAGAATGGTTTCAATATAATCAATAGGAGCTTCAGATGCCTGACATTCCTTTTCCAGAAGCCCCGGCCCGTCCACAATTTGCTCAGCCAAATCCTCTTGCGACCATGGAAGGTATGCAGGGACTTGCGCTGCGTGGGATCGAAACGCAAAGAGCCCAACAGGCTGCGGAACAACAGGCGTTAATGAATAAGGCCCAAGTTGGCCTTGGTCAGATCATGCAGCGCCATGTGAATGCGGAAACTGGAGATGTAGATATTAACAATGTGCTTGTGGACGCAGCAGGCCATCCAGATACCGCTGTGCTTTTTCCAAAGATTGCACAGGATGCGTTAAGCATGGGGCTGACAAAACAGCAGACGCTGAATGCCAAGCTCGAAGGGGCCATGAAGAAACAAGAAATCATGGCCAATACATCTGCGTCGTATTTAGATAAGGCTGCAAGAACTGGTGAAAATCTTACAAAACAAGACCTTTCTGCAATTTATTCAGAATTAGGACCATTGGGGGCAGGAGTATTAACTGGTGATGAAGCGACTAAAGGTTTGGCTCATATTTCCAGTTTAAAGATGAACCCAGAAACGTTGATCCGAAATATGGCGCAGCGCTCGGCGCAAGGTTTGAAGCAAATGGAAGCGTCAAAGCAAACGCTTGCTTCGCAATATGAAATGATGAAAGGCGTTACGCCAGAAGGTGTGCCATTCGAAGCACCTCGCGCAGCGCTCCCCGGAACATTGCCTCCGGGCGTTGGGCAAAGACAAGCCCCGTCAGGAATGGCAGAACGAGAAGCTGCGGAAGGCGGGGTCGGCTCCTCCCTGCCCGGCGTAGCAAGGTCGCAGGCTCAACCCTCTGGGCCTGCGACCACCCCCGGAGTTCGCACAGGACTTGGACCGGGAGAGCAAGCGGAAATCAAGCCTTATCAAGATTACATGGAAGGCAAAGGTCCTTGGCGAGATGAAGAAAAGAAGATTGCGACAAACGCCACGGTCGCGCTTGACCTTGAGTCCAGACTTACAAAAGCCAAAGAGGCCTTGAACGAATTCAAAACTGGTCCCGGTATGGAAACCCGTGCAAAGCTGGCAAAGGCTGCAGAAGCGATGGGCATGAGTGATCTTGCTTCCAGCCTTTTGGGCGCACCCGGAAGCAAAAAAGCTATTCCATCCATGCAATACATCGAAAAGCAGATGACCAAAAATGCTTTCGAGGAACTTAAAACTGCTCTTGGCGGGCAAGGTCGCTTTACAAACCTTGAGGTTGAGAACTTCTTGAAGTCCAACTGGAACCTCGAAACCGATCCTCGCGCTATTGAAACCATGTTTAACGAGGTTCATCGTATTGCACAGATTGCAAAGTTCGAGGCTCTTGCGGCGGAACGCTACGGCAAACACAGCCGTTCAAACTACCGCCATGAAGACTCCTTCAACCCGTTACATTTTGACAACCGTGTAAGAGACTCGCTTTTGGACAAAGGTCTTCTCCACGAAGGGCCTTATGAGATCAAGCAGCCGGGAGCAAAATAATGGCCTACGAAATTTCCCCGAAGGACATTGACGAACTCTGGGCGTCTCCGGGGGCCGGTGCAACTCCGAAAGCCTACAACCCACAAGCGGTCGCAGGGTATATCGTGCAGGCTGCAGAACGCCGGGGCATCGATCCAAAGGTCGCACTTCGTGTCGCGCAAAGCGAAGGACTCCGTGGTTATGTCGGAGACGAAGGGTCGAGCTTTGGGCCGTTTCAACTCCACTACGGCAATGTCGCAAGTGGCGGCAATCGCGTCGGCGGGCTTGGTGATGTTTTTACAAAGCGCACAGGACTTGACGCAAGAGATCCTTCTACAGTTCGCCAACAAATTGACTTTGCTCTTGACGAGGCATCAAAAAGCGGTTGGGGCGCATGGCATGGATGGAAGGGGCATGAACGTGCCGGGCTTCCGGGAGGTGTGCAGGTTGCTTCGGCTTCGATGATGAATGATGCTGGCCCACAGGACCAAGGCGACTGGCTCGAACAAACACATCGAACCTTTGACCAACCGCAAGGGCGTCGTGCGATGCCGATGCCTGAGCCTTGGCAAGCTCCAGCCCTCAAACAAGTTCAACCTTATGTCGCGCCGACTCCGGCTACTC